TGAGTACAAGTTAAAACGAGATACCCTACGAATGATTGAAAAAGTAGAGGTAGTCAAATGGAAAACTGAAAAGCGCAAAAATCCTAAACCTAATATATTATTGTTAGTTTTGGGATTTGTAGTAGGTTTGATAACAAACTGGCTACTGCGCAATTTTAAATATCCTTTATGAGTAAATTTAGACCACGAATAACTCGTGAAGAATTTGAAATAGTTGCACAATATAGAGCAATTAAAAACGAGGCTAACGCACTCGGCTTAGACGAAAAGGACGTAAAACACGGATGGATAAAATCTAAGCAGGCGTCATTATTCTTTAAGAATCCAAACTTTAACGGACAAGAAGACAAGTTCAACGAGTTCAAAGATGAGTTGTTAGGAGAGATGGCAAAGCATAGTCCGTCTTATCCTACGATAACACGAACCCAAAGCGAAGAAGGACACTTGTTAGTCATAGACCCTGCTGACATCCACATAGGTAAACTATGCGATGCGTTTGAAACTGGCGAGGACTACAACTCTCAAATAGCCGTTCAACGTGTTTTAGAAGGCGTACAAGGCATTTTAGACAAGTCCGCAGGCTTTCATATAGACAAGATTTTATTCGTTGGTGGAAACGATATCCTCCACATAGATACTCCAAGACGAACTACAACCTCAGGCACTCCACAAGACACCGATGGGATGTGGTATCGTAATTTTATAACCGCAAAACAATTATATGTTGACTTACTTGAAAAACTCATTGCTTTGGCTGATGTACATTTTGTGTTCAATCCTTCTAACCACGATTACACTCACGGATTCTTCCTTGCTGATTGTATCAAAACACATTTTCGCCAAGCTACAAACATTACTTTCGACTGCTCTCTTTCACATCGCAAGGCTTTTAGATACGGAGAGAACCTTATAGGGACTACTCACGGAGATGGAGCGAAACACGGAGACTTACCTTTATTGTTAGCTACTGAGTTTCCTATGGATTGGAGCTTAACTAAGCACCGGTACGTTTATATGCACCACGTTCACCATAAAATGTCTAAAGACTATCAAGGTGTAACCGTTGAATCATTGCGCTCACCATCAGGAACGGATAGCTGGCATCATAGAAATGCTTATCAGCACGCTCCGAAAGCTATCGAAGGATTTTTACACCATAAAAAACACGGACAAATCGCACGTTTATCCCACTTATTTTAATATATTTGCATCACCTGCCATTATTCATAGCGTAAGAGCCTCCTTAATTGGGGGCTTTTTTGTTGGTTATAACCTACATAAACGGCAAAATTCCGACTTTATGGTGGAAATTTTACACCTTAACGGGTATTAAAACGCACTTTAAAGTGGTGTTTTGTACCTTATAGGGTACGTTATGTTACAAAATGAAGGTTATAGCCTTATTCTCGTAACAAAAACACATATGTAAATGTTACGAAGTGAAAAAAAGTTTGCGTCTACAACCCTTGTAAAATAAGGAAATCTAAAAAAATGTTAAAAAAAGCTGTTGATAATTGAAACATAGTTTATATATTTGCATATAACTTTAAAAAAAACGCTATGACAAAAGAAGAAATTTTAGAACTTATCTTCAACGAAGAGAGAGAACTTTACGAAGATTACCTGTATGCCCAACAGGCGTATGGATACGATGACGAAACCACTAAAAGACTTGGTTCAGAGTGGGCAGCTATTAGTACATTAAAAGATAAAATTGAAGAAGATGAAAACAATTAAAAAGTATTCGTTTTTGTTTAAGGACTTGAACACGGACGAAAAGCAAATCTTAGGAAGCGGAGTAGTATTTATCTTAGGTACTATGTTCTTTATTTACTTACTTGGGACGGCTACACCGCACCGCCAAGATGCAAAAACACGAAACTACCAAACCTATTTCAAGCCTAAGTACGAACTACCAAAGTCTTACGCTAAGTATTGCAAACACGTTTATAACTCTAAATTCAAATAAGATGATTGTTACAGAACTAAAAGACTTTGAGGTCTACAGAAACACGGACAAGAATTTTGTCTACTTATTTGTTACTCTTTGGGATGAAGGCGACACGGACACTAACGCTGAAATCTTAGCTGAATACGAAATAGAAATTTACGACTCTTATTCTAATTACAAAATCACTAAAAAGAACTACAATGAAATCCTTACAATCAAACAAACAAAAGACTGCGATGACTACCTTGAAAAAATCTACGAAGCAAACACCTTTGAGGACGCCTATGTTCAAGAATACAACGACGAAGGGACTTGGTGGTTCATTTAACCGCTACCATATTGACCGATTTTGGACAACATTCAACCACGACCTTTATAACCGAATTTGTGAAATTAAAATGACAGAGATATGACCGCAATACAAGAATTAATCAGGTTTCTGAAAAACGACAGAATGCAAAATGTTTACACAGGCGAGCAGATTATTGAACTGCTTGAGTTTAAACTTGAAAAGGAAAAGCAGCAGATAGAAGATGCTTGGGATAGTGCCTATACTGGTGAAGGATTTTTTAATGCAGAACAATACTACAAAGAACAATATATAAAAAAATGCGATACAAACTAACATACCAAGTAGGACAAAAGGTAGTTCAGGAATGGATACTTACATCACAATCATTAGCTTATTGGAAAAAGCAGGATTTAATAAAAACAGGACAATACCAGTTAGGAAAATTTAAAGTAACACCAATAGATTCGTTATGACCAAAGTAGAACTCATACAAGAAATTATAGAAAAGAACAAGTTATGGTCAAAGAATCGGAGTAGGGAATATATCTACAAGCGTTACTACCTTTACAATGAACTCCGTGTTTTAGGATTCTCATTAGACGAGATAGGCAAAATGTTCGGAGGTAAACATCACGCTACAATCATTCACGGACTACGTCAACACGAAGACTTACACAGGTTCGGATACGAAGACTACAAGATAGCTACTAAGCAAATAGATGATGTCTTACACGGTGCTACGCTTCCTTACTACGATAACGCACCTGATTTAGCAAAAGACGTACTCAAAGCGAAGACTTATAGCCAGTTTAAAAAGATTCAAAGACACATAAAATTAGGTAAATACGAAACAAATTAAAGTATTTGACTTATATTTGTGAACGGGAATGCAGTCCCAACTAAAGAAATTATTTAAACCTCATTTGGAGAGTAGTGCTGCATCACGAAATCCGAATGGGGTTTTTCGTTTTAATGCAGTAAGATGAGTGAAAGAAAAGCAGTTAAATTTTATCGTAGCTATTGGGAGGTAGCTATGGAACTAAACGACAAGGATAGACTTGCGTTTTATGATGCAGTAATGTTGCGTCAGTTTACAGGAAAAGAATCTACGTTGACTGGTATGGCGAAGTTTGCCTACATTAGTCAAAAACATTCTATAGATGCTCAAGTAAAAGGATTTGAGGACAAGACTAAAACCCCTTTACAAGGCCCTACGCAAGGGGGTATTAAAGGGGGTATGCAAGACCCTTCGGTACAAGAGAAAGAGAAAGAGAAAGTAGAATACACTATTGAAGAGCGCAAATTAAAATTTGCTGATACATTGAAACCTTTTTTAGAACTTTATGGTAAAGAGATGCTTAATGAGTTTTATGCTTATTGGACTGAACATAATGCTAAAGGTAAAAAAATGAGATTTGAAATGGAAAGAGCTTGGGGTATTGAAAGAAGGTTGGCTACTTGGCATAAAAATAAACTTGAAAGAATCAAACCAAAAGTAAACGGTGCTCCTGCGCCAATTTGGGAGGGATAGAATATGTACAAGAAATTAACAGACCTAAATGCTGAGATGTTTAGCATTAGACACGAAAAAGATGTAAGAGGAAAGTCAATAGGTTGGGATTGGGATATGCTACCACTTACAATCAAGGAAGGAACTACAACTTACATAGGTGCAGCTCCTGCATCAGGAAAGACGGAGTTGTGGTTTGAGATACTTATAAACCTTTCGTGTTTACACGGTTGGAATCACGTTGTATTTTCTCCTGAGACTGGAAGTAGTGCCGAGATTTTTTCTGAACTATGCTACAAGTACATAGGTAAGCCATACGTTCAAGGACAAAACTCAATGACTAACAGTGAACAAGTAAGTGCTGAGATGTTTGTAAATGAGCATTTCATTGTAATTGACCCAATAGATGAGGATTTAACTATTAATAAATTCTATGAGCTTGTAGATGAGATTGAGCGCAAAGAAGGTATTAAAATCCATACCACTACGATTGACCCGTGGAACGAGTTAACCGAGGAGTTTATTCCTGCTGATTTAGGACGTGAGGATAAATACTTGAGTAGGATTCTTGGTTTAGTTCGTAAGAACGCAAGAAAGACAGGTAGACATAACTGCGTTATAAATCACGTTAGAGACCAACCAATGGTAACTGCAATGTCAATAGCAGGAACTGAACTTAGATACTTTCCGATTCCTACGGCACGAGATTTTTCAGGCGGTCAAGTATGGTTTAGAAAGGGTTTAAGCGTGTTAATTCCGTGGAGACCACCTTACGGACTTGGTGATGCAGATGGTGTAGGAGCAGAAAAGAATGAAGTGCATTTGAAAGTTGCTAAAAGCAAGCCAAAAGGGGTATCGAAAAACGGAGTGTACAAATTATTCTTGGATGTTGAACGCTACCAGTATTATATGCTTGACTTTAAAGGTAATCGTGTTTACGCCAATAGGGGAACTTACTACAAAAAAGAAAGCCAAAAAACAATAACCGATGGCCTAATATCGACAAGCCAAAAATTACGCAACTTAAACACTTTTTAAAATGAATGTAACTGATAAAATAACAATAACAAACGAGGACAATATGCAGTTAATGGCTCGTTACCCTGACAATTATTTTGACTTGGCAATAGTTGACCCGCCTTATGGTTTAGGAAAAGCTACAACAGAAGGTGGAAATAAAAAAAATACACAAGTCAAGTTTAAAAGACATAACTGGGATAATTCAATTCCAAAAAAAGAATATTTTGATGAATTGAAAAGAGTTTCTAAACATCAAATAGTTTGGGGTGGTAACTATATGGCAGAACATTTAGGAAATACAAAATGTATTTTAATTTGGGATAAAATGACGTACATTCCAACTATGAGTCAATTTGAATTTGCATTTTGTTCAATGAATAAACACCCACAGCTAATTAAAGTAAATTCTAATGATGCAAATAGACAACACCCAACACAAAAACCAGTAGAACTTTACAAATGGATTTTAGATAAATATGCAAAAGATGTAGAATGTACTTATTGTGATAATGGAAGAGTAATAGATGACGATTATGATAGGTATACTATTCCTTGTGAATTATGTAATGGAACAATGAAAATTAAACCAAAAATACTTGACACACATTTAGGTAGCGGAAGTATTGCCATTGCTTGCCACGACTACGGCTTTGAGTTAACGGCTTGCGAGTTGGATGCTGAGTATTACGAAAAGGCAATTCAAAGAATTAAGAACCACACGAACCAACAAAAACTATTTTAAAATGAATCTAGACTTAAAAATACTATGGGCTAAGAACACAATTTGGGTAGTCCGCGAACGAATCAAGAACGTCAGAGAAAAACTCGAAAAGGACAAGCCTGAAGCTAAGGACTACATCGAAGGAGGTAAGGAAAGCGAGCAGTATCTACTTGAGACAATTCAGGTGATAAACCTACTTGAAG